TGGAGTGAGGGCTTGGCCGACATAGCCGCAGCTTTGTCCGGTACTGTTCTGGGTGGTCGCGTCGATGAAGCCGAAAGCGCGGGCCGCGAGCGGGCTGGTCAGTTGTTTGCCGACCTATCCATCAATCAAGACCCAAACGCGATCATTGCGGCTCTAACTAGTCCAGACGCCGCTTGGGGTTCACCGGCCCAGACCTCTATCGCCACTGCGCTGCTCAACAGCGGGCTTGAGCGTCAAGACCCGATGTATCAGGCCCAGCTTGCCAAATTGCAGGCTGACGCTGCTGGTGGTGGTCAGGGTAACGAAAGCTTCTTTGGCAACATCGTCCCCATGCAGGACGCCAGTGGGAATGTCGTTCTTGGTCAGGCATCCAATCAGGGTAACTGGCAACCCCTACAGGGTGCGGAGGGCTTTTCTCCCGCTCCTACGACAAAGCAGATTGATACGGGCACTGAGATTATCACTCAGGACATTTACGGCAATGAACTATTCCGTACTCCAAAGCAGAACCGTGAAGCGGCTTATGAGACCGGCTTTGGTGGCGTAGAGGGCAAGACGGATGCCGAGAACGCAGCATTGGCCGAAAGCATCCAGCGCAAGATGCCGGGCCTCCGAACTGTCATTGATAAGCTAACCAACCTTGCCGACACAGCGACATATACGCAGATGGGTCAGGCTGGCGATGCGCTGAAGCGTGAGTTCGGCCTTGATCCAGGGCAGGGTGCGATTGATCGCTCAAGCTACATTGCAATCGTAGACAATCAGGTTCTGCCGCTGCTCAAGGATACCTTTGGTGCTGCCTTTACTGTTCAGGAAGGCCAGAGCCTCCGCGATACGCTTGGCGATCCGAACAAGTCGCCTGCGGAAAAGAAGGCTATCCTCAACGCCTTCATCGAGCAGAAGGAACGCGACGTTGCTGGCATGACGGGCGCAGAGCCTTCCGCTACAAACGGGCAAGTTATTGATTGGAATGACCTGTAATGGTTGACGTGCGCGTTCCCGATGGCCGTATCGTTCGTTTCCCCGACGACATGCCGAGAGAGGAAATCCGCGCGTTTATCCAGTCCAAGTTCCCCGAAGCTTCAACGCCAACAATAGCAGCCCCGATAGAGGGAGCCGCACCCGTTCCTAACCCCATTCCTGCGCCCGCAGAGCCGCAGCGTGAAGGTCTATTCCCACAAATCGCTTCGGGTATGACTGAGGGGGCAGCCAACTTTCTGAGCCTTCCAAACACCGTAGAGCTTGGACTGCGCTCAATAGGCCCTGCTATCGGCAACGCGATGGGCGGGGATTTCGCCTACCCTGAACAAAGCATCTTGCCTAATGCTGGCCAGAGCTTCCTAAATCTTGCCAACAATTCGGGAGCAATGACCGATCCTACTGACAATGCGGCAGGACAGATTGCCCGTCGCGTTGGAAATGAGATTGGTGCTAATCTAATCCCCATGGCGGGTAGCGCCTCACGCGCTGCAAGCATCGGTCAAGCGCTGACGCAAGGAGGGGCGGAGCTTGGACTTACTACAGCTTCTGGCCTTGGCGCTGGTGTTGCTAATGAAGTTTTCCCTGGCAATCCTGTTGCTGACGTGGTTGGTCAGGCTCTTGGCTTTGGTGCAGGTGCTGGTCTGATCGAAGGCGGGCGAAAGCTAATAACGCCAAACCCAATTGATCCCAGCCGCATGAACGTTGTCCGAGCCCTGCAAAACGAAGGCGTTGAGCTTACCGCAGGGCAAGCAACCGGAAACCCACGCCTAAAGGCTATGGAAAGCGAGTTGGGCGGCGCTAACGCTCAGCAGTTTATGGACACTCAAGGCGAGCAGTTTACCAACGCCGCATTGCAGCGAATTGGCGTTAATGCCCCACGCGCTACGCCCGAAGTTCTGGACACGGCCTATCGTAATATTGGCTCTGAGTTCGACCGCCTAGCTAGCAATGCGACGGTGCCGGTGGATCAGAACTTTGTTACCGATCTGCAAAACACGCTCGACAGCTACGGCAACCTGCTAGAGCGAAGCGCTGCGCCAGCAGTACAGCGTTACGTTGATGAAATTTTCGACCATGCCGCCAATAGCCCAGCGGGGCAGCCCATCCTTACGGGTGAGCAATATCAGTCTCTCCGTTCTCGGCTTGGCGCGGACATGCGCCGAACCACCAGCCCGGAGTTGGCGAACGCCTTGGGTGATATTCAGTCTGCGCTTGATGATAGCGTAGAGCGTTATCTATCCGTTGCTGCGCCTGATGACATTCCGGCGTGGCGGGATGTTCGTAACCAGTATCGGAATTTTCTTGTCATTGAGAAGGCGGCTTCAGGTGCAGGAGAGAATACAGCGCTTGGACTGCTTAGCCCTGCTCAACTCCGCAGCGCCGCCTCACAGCAGAACCGTAGAGGCTATATTCGCGGGCAAGGTGACTTTGCTGAACTGGCGCGGAATGGTGTAGCGGCAATGACTCCGTTGCCTAACTCAGGGACTGCTGTACGTAGCGCGGCACAAAACTTATTCGCCAGCGCTCCTACCATTGCAGGAACGGTTCTCGGCGGCGCGGCGGGCGGTGGGAACCCATTTGCGGCAATTGCCGGTGGCGCGGCGGGCGCAGCAGTTCCGGGTCAGGTGGGAAAGGTGCTTTTGAGCCCCATAGGCCGCAGATATTTGACCAATCAGGCTGTATTGCCGGGGGCTGGATATGGCGAGAATGCCAGGAATGCCATTCTCAGAGCCCTAACGGCTCAAGGCGGCTTTGATCAATGACCCAGCCAGTGCAGCACGAGCATTACAGTGTCGCCAGTGAACCATCCCTGAATGGCGGCAAGCGCCGTGATGGGCAACCAGACATAAACCCCGGTGATAATTTCATCTTTTGTTGGCATAATTCCCTCTCTAACCCATCCAATATCGTCCCTACAGGATAACCCGTCAAGATGGCTTCCGAACAAGACGTACAGGACGTTATCCGAACACTCATTGCCGAAGGGGTCGGTGAAGGTCAGGAGGGTATGCGCCGGATAGCCGAGACGATCCTTAACCGTGCCGAACAGCGTGGCATTAGCCCTGCCGAGGTTGTACGCCAGCGGGCTCAGTACACGGGCTATTCCAATCCCGGCCCCGCCGCCGTCCGCGCTCAGTCCGATCCTCGCGCCATTTCGGCGGCTCAGGCGGCATGGCAACTCGCTCAAGGCCCTGATGATCCAACAGGCGGCGCTAACCACTATTTCAATCCTAGCATAGTCCGTCCCTCATGGGCTCAGTCCATGACGCCAACGGGTGAATACGGGGGGCATGCATTCTATACCGATAGGCCGGTCCCGCCGCGCAACATCCCCAACGTTCCACCCTCCCCAGCCAGCCTAAGCCCGACCGGCGCTGCCGTCCGTCAAATGACCAGCCCAAGTGGCGGCAATGGTGATTTGCAGACCGCGCTAAACCAGATGGCGACCCGCGAGCGTAATAGAGTTACGCCGCAGATGCGCCGCCCTGAATTGCCCCCGATGGGGACGCCAAATGTCGCATCTCTATACCAGGGGATTTACCCCCAGCAGCAACAAGACGTTAATGCGGTTGTGGGTGGATTGCAGCAGGACAGCACTCTAGCTGCTGCGCTTGCCCGCCGCAATCAGCCTGATCTTACCTATCCCGGCGCAATCAATGCCAGCGTTGGTGGCTTGTCTCAGGATGCCGCGCTGGCAGCGGCGTTGCAGGCTCGTAGCCAGCCGGTTACGCAACTTCCACGCCTTGATGTGCCATCTAAAAATGATGCCGCCCGTCGCGCTGCTCTCAGCATTGGCTCAAACCAGACCTTCGCGGGGCAGGAGCGTAATCCTCCGATTGGTGGGGTTGGCCTTCCTCCGGCAACCCGGTCTGTCCCGACGACTACGGTTCGCCCATCCAATCCGATGAGCTATGCCGGTCAGGAAAGGGCCACGCCAAGCATTCCGTTTGTGCCAAGGATCGACCCTATTGGTGCAATGCCATCATTCCAGGGTTTGCAGGATATGGCGGCGGCAAGGTTTGATACAGCCTCTCCTAACCGGCTTCCGGCAGGAAATGTAAAGCTACCTCAGAACTACGGCGCGGGTGTTTCCGCCGGTTTGGTGGCCGGTATCGGTTTGCCATCTCTAGCTCCACCGCAGATCATGACGGCGGGTCTAAAAGTCCCCGCCCCGCTCATGGCTTCAACCACCTCTGCGCCCTCCATGGGTATCGCCCAGCAAAACATTGCGCGTCCGGCTGCGCCTCCCCTCATGGCCGCAGCCCGTCCTCCGTTAAACGTTCTGGTGCAAGGGTCAAACAGAGCCACGCCTATCGCGCCGGTTCCAATGATGCGACCGGTTCAGCAGCCGATGATAACGCCACAGCAAATGATGATCGCAGCCGGTAATGCCGCTGTGTCGCAGTCCGGCGATAACAGCACCGGCAACCAAGCGCAGGCCGCTGCTGCCATGGCATCTGGTCAAGCATGGCGCGAAGCTCAGGAGCGTAAGCGTTAACCGTTTTGCATTGGTTGGATTTATGGTATCAATCTTAAAACGCCGTTCGGAGAAATAGAACTATGGCTCGCAGCCCGGTCATTTACACATTGCCTCCCGGCACCGTCCCAAAGGCTCCCCTGGAGATCATTCGTTCCGCAGAATGGAACGCTGCGATGAACGATATCGCCCAAACTTTCAACACGCCCCAGCCGCTTGAATACGGCGGGACGAATGCGACGGATGCCGTTGCTGGCGCGGATAATCTTAGCCCGTTTGCCACATTGGCATCGGCTGGAACGACTAATATTGGCACTTCGACGGGAACCAATATTACCATTACGGGCACCACGACCATCACAGCTTTGGGAGCGGCTCAGGCGGGAGCCAAGCGCTGGCTTACGTTCAGCGGTGTCCTTACACTAACGCATAACGCAGTAAGCCTGATCCTCCCCGGCTCAGCCAACATTGTAACTGCTGCTGGCGATACAGCCCTATTTGAAAGCCTTGGTTCAGGGAACTGGAAGTGCCTAAACTACCAACGCGCTGCCGTAGTCCCCAACGCTTACGCATGGGAAACCATCGCCTCCGGCCCTGTTTCCGGCGCTGTCGTGGCTTATACGAACCTCGGCGCATACAGGCGGTTGCGAGTTACCGGATTTCTCGCTCCTGCGACAGACGGTGTTAATCTCCTGCTGCAAACCTCGACCAATAACGGCTCCTCATACGATGGAGCAGCGGCTAACTACTATTGGCAGCAGCTTTACTCGGACAACGCCACCACTGCTAGAGTAACCAATGCCTCGGCTACCTCGATATCGTTCACACCATCGGGTGTTGGTAACGCTTCGGACGAAGGCATCCAGTTGGAAATAATCATGGAGCAATTTAACCAGACGTTTTCCATGACGTTGAGCGCGACAGGTATGGAGAAGAATGCTGCCGGTGTCCTGTTCACCACTCAAGTTGCTGGACAGAGGCTTGATACTACGGCCCGCAACGCATTCCGAATGTTCTTCTCATCTGGAAATATCAATATAGGGCATATCACCCTTGAGGGAGTTAGAGGCTAATGGCTTGGCCTACATATCCAACAGCACAGAACTGCCGCAACGGCACTACGCCCGCCAGCCTCCCGCTGGCGGTTGGCCCGCGCAATCTCGATCATTTCACCACGCGAATGGCAGAACTGACCAGAAAATCGGTCGGGTCGGTCCCCGGCATGATCCCTGTTCTGGGTTGCTCTATGGGCAATTACGTCCCTTGGTCCCGACTTTCCCCCTATGCCGTAGACTATACCATCACCGGAAACGATCTGCGCAAGGTCATGCACCAGATTGCCGATGACCATGAAATGTCATGGTTTCATGACGGGACGGTTCGCGGCCCCTATCCAGTCAAGGGCGTCAACTACTGGACACAGGCGGCGGGCATCGTCATCTATGGCCTGCTCCAGAACCATCTGAACCAAGAGGCTTTGGAGGGCTACAGCTCCGCCGATACTCTCGTCAGCGCCACTGGCATGCTTCAGAAGATTGCGGCATGGTTGACCGGCCCACTGGTGATCTACGAATGCACTCCGGTTCTCGCAAACAATGGAAATCCCGGCATCACTAGCGCCAATATCGAGGCGATCAATTCGGTGATGCAAACCATTTTCCTTAACCGTGCTAACACTGTTCTGATCCAGAACGCCTACAAGTTCAAGGACTCAAACGGCCATCTAAACCCGGCGTACTCGCTGGATGGTCTGCATCTGAACGCGGCTGGGATTGCAATCCAGATCGCCGATGGTCGGGCAGCCCTAACGACTTTAGGCATAGGAGGTTGACCATGGCTGTGAATGACGCGACTATTCGGCTGATTACGGAATTTGAGGGCTTCGTCCCTAACTGGTATGCCGACCCAGCCCATGGCTGGAAAGTGCCGACCGCCATGTATGGTCATACCAACGCGACGGGGAACGCCCCTTTCTATAAGTCCGAGGCCGACCGGAAACTGAAGTTCACCAAGGATGAGGGTATTGCCACGCTCAAGGCCGACTTGCTCAAGTATGAGCAGGCCGTTGATAAGCTCGTAAAGGTCCCGCTTAACGCCAATCAGCGAGGGGCGCTTGTGTCATTCACCTACAATCTTGGTGAGGGAAATCTGGGAAAGTCTACGCTCCTCAAGAAGATCAATGCGGGTGATTTCACGGGCGCTGCGACAGAGTTCGCCAAGTGGAACAAGGCTGCTGGAAAGGTTCTGGCTGGCCTTACGCGACGGCGCGAGGCTGAACGTCAGTTGTTCTTGGCCTCGCCCGCAAAGCAGTCAACGTTCGACGGTGGAAGCAATGAGGGAATTATGCCTCCTGACGCTCCCATCATCGTAGCCCAGCCCGATTATGAGCCGTCTAAGCCCTTCAGCATCTGGCCGTGGGCTCTAGGCGCTGCCATCCTCGCAGTTCTCTATGTCATAACCCAAGTGAGGTTCTAATGCTTCAGTCAGTCGCCGTACAATGGATGCTGCGCCGCGTCCCCGAGTTCGCTGGCATCATCGTAACGCTGGTGACGTTCTATAATTCGATCCCGCCTCAGTACCAGGATATCATTCTGAAGGTAGTGAGCGGGCAGGGCGGCGGTTTGACCGTCTCGGCGCTCATTGGTCTTGCGCTTTGGCTTTACGCTCAGGTGGTGTCTTTCCGCTCAACGAATAAGGCACAAGCAGTTGTCCTTGAGGACGGAAAGCTCGTTACCAATACCCTTGCTCCGAAGAAGGAGAAGGAAGTGGCCGATGTGGTAACGAACGTCAGCAGCAAAAAGACCCTTTTGGATATCATTCTCGGTAAGTAATGGACCCGAAACTCGTCAGCGAGTTAATCGCACTAGGCCCCTATGGAATATCAACGCTTCTGGTGTTGGCGGTTATCTTTCTGACGAACCACATTATCAAGCTATACAAGGATAAGGATGACGTTCGGAAAGAGCAAATAGCGGATACCCGCATAGCCCTTGAAGCCGTTGCCAAGTCCACCGACAACCTAAATAGCGCGGAAGAACGAATGGTTCAGAACACCGACGCTACCAAGGAACTTCTTGCAGTCACGCGATCCCTTCTCAACAAAGGCCAGATTTGATGTGGCGATTTGGGAAGAACAAAGAGTTAGAAGAAACAGTGCGACAGGAGCGCGGTAAATTGGCGGCTGCTGTGGTAAAGAACGATAGGGTGCGCAATCGTATTTCACAACGCGCTCAGGAAACAAGCGTTGGCGATATGCTGCAAGAGTTATTCCGCCAGTTGGATGAGGCTAAACACCGTGACTGACCCATCCCGCGTTCGCAACTTCGCCGTCCTTATCATCCTATGCGCGATCTTTACTATCCCTGCGATTTTCATGGAACGCGGGCCGCTTCTGGATAGCGTATCGTTCCTCATGCTCTTGTTTGGTGGAATTGGGCTCTGGCAGGTCTCAGGAGAGGCGTGGGGGGCTTTCTGGTCTGGTAGCCGCGACAGATACGCTTTGGGCCTCTACGGGCTGTTTGCGCTGTTCCTGTCGGTGGTTCTGATGCGAACCTATGGCATTACGACGCGGAATAATGTCTCAGCCAATATGGCTTTGGAAACTACCCACGTTTATGCGGCTTTGGTGTTCATCCAGTTTGCAGGGCTACTGCTGTTCACGAGAGGAGCTAGTGCGCCTGCTGTAGCAGGGAAACGAACGCGCTGGGGACAGCTTATCGGAGGCATTCTGATCGGGGCGCTTCTGACCTCTAGCAAGTTCCTGGAGCCGGTGCTGATGTTCTTCAGCAAGCTATTTTCAAGGATATTCTGAAATGGCCGGATATAAAAGCCCCGATATGGCGAGCATTCTTCTGGGCCTTCCTAAGCCTCAAAGCCAGCCCCTCCCTGCTTACTCGGAAAGCGCCATCCTGAAGGCATTGCAGTCCGACATAGGCAGGGCTGCATCATCGGTCCAAAGCGCATTCATGGCCCCAGGTAATGCCCTGCGCGGCGATTACAGCTATGCAGAGGTTAACCCAGACGGCAGCGTAAACCCCGTCAACAGCGCTCTGATGGATCAAGCCTCTAACATGGCTGGGGTTGTATCGCTTGGCTCCATGCCCGTTCCTAAGCCGACAAATTCTCTAACTATGGGCGCGAACTATCTGCGGTCTTTGGACGCAGAAGTACCGGCTCTCTATAGGGAAATGAATGCCGAACGAGCAAACCAGCTTATGGAAGGGCGCTTGCAAGCCCCGTGGGGGCAAGAAAGGCTGTATTGGTCTGATGTTCCTGATCTTGCGAAAGGGCAAGCTGAGAATACCGGGATCACAATGAAAATGCGAACTGAAGGTGTGCAGGGGAAATATGACATCAGTTCAAAGCCGGGATTGCAGTTTGTAAAAGCGACTGGCGGAGGTAAGGAGTATGTTACGTCAGATGGAGTGGATTTCTCAAAGGTCGATGAGATAAAAGTTTCCCCGGCTGTAAACGATTATGGGACCCCTGATGACCGTCGCTTGCTTTTGCAGCTTCGTACGTTGGTCGATCAGGGTAAGTTCACTTCTTCATCCCCAGACGGATTTGTAACGCTCTACCAGCGGACGAAAAGATAGCCCCGCTACAGTTAAGCAGCGGGGCCGGTTTTATTCAGGTCGCTTAGTATCAGCATTAATCGGTGGCTGGTTCGGCGGCATGGGTGGCCCGATCATAAACGCCAGAACAGCAATAAAAATGAGTGGTGGCAAGCATATCGCGAAAGCGATGATAGCGTATGTCACTTATCCCTCCGTAGCTGTTCCACTCGGTAAACTCTCAGCGACACATCAACGGTCTTGCGCGTAACCGGCTTGCCGTAGGTAATGGTGTTTTTCTGCGCTTCGTAATTATTAGTGTTCATCTGTATTCTCGGGCTTTGGAGCTTGGCCGTAAATGTATTCCTCAGCCGACATTCCTTCCTCATAAGCGAAGTCGTCTAGCCCAACATCAAGATAGTCTAGGAACAGGTTTACACCAGCGGTTCGGTCGTCTGGGTATGCCTTCAAAGCCTCGTGCTTTGCGTCGTACTGTCTGCTCATGCTTTTCTCCATATGCGCCATCAACATCAGCGCCGTTGTTAGACCTAGGCTCATTCATTCTCTCCGGGTTATGTGGAGAGGTTATCGGCTTGGGATGAAAGGAAGGTTAAAGCCAACTCATCGCTGCCGAAACAATTGGGCTTTGACAAGTTGGCTGAATGTTTTGAATTTGTGGGTAATCCACTGCCGTCTTGAACTCCACCCGTTTTACGGTTCCATTAGGATGATACTCTATAGCTTTCACCATAGGACAAATTCCCAATGGGATATGGGTACTATTGCACCACTGGCATTTCTCACTCAACCGCCTTACTCCCATCCGCAGGTAGCCCGTTAAGGCCCTCCCGGACTTCACAGATCATCTTCCGGGCCGCAATGACTTCCATCTCTTCCGCCGCTTCCATGCCAAAGAGGTCGTTTCTAACCTCCACATAGTGGTCTGTCATGTCCTCAAGGCAGTCCGTCAGGTCGCGCATGACGATGACCATTTCCGCCATGCCCTTTAGACCCTTCTCCAGAGCCTCTTCGATGAACTTTAGCTTTTCATCTTTTGTCATTCCTGCCCCTCAATGTCAGCCGGGATTGGCTCATCGTATGCCGCCTGCGCTGCTAGTGCCATTCTGCGCCCACGTTCCAGGTCACGCTTGAGCCTGTGGCGCTGCTCAATGGCTGCAGCGTGTTCCTCAGCCCTCTTAGCTGCATCTGCCTCGTAAGCCCTTTGCAGCCCATCCATTTCGACTGTCAGCGTCATAATGCCGGTATCGAAGCCACCAATGCGAACGGATAGCTCATTCTGAAACACGGTAGAATGCTCAATGTGCATTGATGGCATATCGCCTAGTACCGCTTCTATCTCGTTCTTTGCCGTATCGGTCTTTGGTTTTGCGTTCATTTGCGATCCTCCGGCAATGGCTTGCCCGCCTTCTCATACAGTTCACGTCGCCACTGCTCAGCCAGCCTGTCCAGCGTTTCTAAGTCTAGTTCACCAATATGGAACGATGGCAAAGACTGCGCCCCATCCTGCTTAGGCCGTGGCGGCATTTCCATGACCGCATAATTTGGGGTCATGAAGGGCTTTATCGTAAAGTACATTTTAGCGTCGCTCATTTGTTAGACCCTCCATCACTATTCATCTGCTCTATCCTTTTGGGCTTTTGAGGATGCGATCATGTCGGCCATCAGGTACAAAACGTCATTTATCTTGTCGTTCATAGCTTCTAGGGTTAGTTCTCTTTGATCGTACCGCACTAAAATTACACGAACACTTTCCAAAAGCCGATCCCTTACATCTTCCCTCATTTATCGTTCCCCTTACTTGCGACCGCTGATTTTTTCCGCGCCCGCCAAATCCTCATGTATTCTGTGGAATACCCTGGACGATGCCTGTTGCCTTTTCTGGTGTCTTTCTTTTTAGGCATCGGAAATAGACGCTGAAATAGATAGCTTCTCACGAAGCCAGATGCCGTATTTTGGTTTCCATATCATCAGCGCAACCTCTCCACCTACACGCTTTACGGCTTCTTCAAAGAGGGATCGGTAGTCGTCGCCCTCAACGCAGTTTATGAATTCTTCCCCATCGATCATGATTTTGGCTTTGTGCGTCATCTTTGTTCTCCGTTTCCTTGAGTGTGAGTAAACACCATAACGGAGACGTTGTAAACACCAAATCGCACTAAGCCTGAATTTTCTTGGTCGCCACTCATTGCAAGCGGATATATCGCATGGCTTAGGATGAGGGAGTGCGTGGGAAATGCCGTTGGCAAACATCACGTGCGGCGTGGATGATCATGCTTTGCATGTAGGCGCTCCAGAATTCAAAGCTCATGTCTTTGTCGTTCCAGTTGGACAAATGCTTGTCTCTGACCTCTTCCCAGGCAGGCGGCTCCTTATCGTCGTCTCCCCACCTCATTTCGTTGATGAAGTCGTACTCCTTTATCAGTCTATTCAGTTCTTCCATTCTATCTATCCTGTTCATGACCGTTGGAGAGTTCCAGAGCGTTGAGCCAAAGGGGGACCAAGGCCCAGCCAATTGAATGACGAGAGCCTTAGTCCCTGCCTCTAGTCGATCTTGACCGCTGGAGCCGTCCGTCGCTTAGAGCCCGTATGGTCAATATCACTGCCATACAGTTGCACGCTACTTAAACCGCCGTGTCTGGCGATCCCTGCCCCCTCCGTGCTTTCGGGTCGGGGTTTGTCTATGCAGGCCCACGGTTAGCCTTTAAACACATAGCCCCGCCGGTCTCCGCGAACTATGCGTCGAGACTGTCAGGATAACGATTTGGGGTAAGGGCTTGAACTAAACGCTAGGGTTAGCTATTATGCCTTTACTGACCGGGTCGTATCCGTCAGTCACCGTTCGGGGCCTTGAGAACCGCCGAGCGACCCAGCCAAGATACTCCAAAGCATCGGCATAAACAAGGGGGCGTGGAGGAGGAAATCTCGCCCGCCCCCTCATCATTCCAAAGCCTACTAACCAACCTTACGCTGGAAGCCTCTCGACTTTATTTTAGTCCTCTGCGATACCGGCTTCCTCGCCTTGATCGGCTTATCCATGAGGTTCGTTACAGGATCGAGGGGAACAATGACAATGCCTCGCTCGATCAGCATAACCCAGCTATTCACAACGGCCCGTAGAAGCGTCTCCGCAAGCTCAGCATCGGTCAAACCCGTCTTGTGCTGGTCGTATGCGAAATGACAGTCGGAACACGCTGGAAAGCCCGCAATGTCATGGGCCTTTATTCCGCCTCCCTTGCCGAACGCCGAGCCGTTAAGATGCGCCCATACGGTTGTTTCGGGATTGTGGTTACAGATACCTGGGAGGCTTAGGAAACAGGGTTGGCCGCGGGCGGACCGCGTGACCTTCTTGGAGCGGATCATTTGGACGACCCGGCATGAAACTCACGCGCGCAATAATCCGAGTAGTGCGAGCCAAACCACTCCCCAGCCAGAACGTACTCGAAGCTGCGCTTCTTTAACCGCCGAATATCCATGCCGTACATATCAGTCAGTTGACTTATTGCTGCATAAAAACTCACAATGGGCCGCGAGTGAGCTAATAGCCTTAGATCAACGGAATGTCCCTCATGGCGCTTTAGCTGCTGCAAAACCTCCCACGCAAAACTGTTTTCCCGTGGGTAATCGTTCTTGTTTTTGAGGCCTCGCTTGTCATTTTCTTTTAGGTCAGAAACCGTAAGTACCCTCATTCCCCAGCCCTCTCTTTCAAATCCATAAAACCGCCCTTATCGCTTTCAGTCCACACTACCCCATGCTGTGAACCGTAGGCATAGATGCACTCAATCAAATCCGACATTTGCTTAACGTTGAGGTTAGAGCTTCGGAAGCCAAGAGGGAACGGTCCTGAATTTTCCAGCCCCTCCGCAAACATAACCTGATGACCCAGGTGGTGCATGAAAGCTGCCTTGAACGTCTCAGGCGTCCAGTTCCGCCCTTCCGGCTTAGCGCGGGCAACGTCACTCAACATCGCCCACATTTTCGCGTTGGCTAGGCTTGAACGCTTCCGCTCGGCCACGGTCACAATCCAATTATCAGGGGCCTCAGACACAGCCCGCATAGCGTTCTGCCGTATCTGAGGATTGCGTAGGATGAACGAGGTCACGGCTGCAAGTTCTCGAAATCGGGGGCTTTAGACGGCTGTGTCAATTCCCGTTTACGCCTCTCATAAGCAGCTTTAAGCTTGTCCTTCTTTTGACTGTCTCCCGTGGATCGCCAAGCCTCCGCAAAGAGGTCTTGGATGCTCTCGGTAGTGGCTTCGGCCAGTTCTGCTAAATAGTCGCGAGACGTGGCCTGGGAAGGCGCAGGGGCGGTCTGCTGCGTTTCCGGCCTACGCTGTGCCTGCTGCGGCCTAGAGCGGTCTGTAGCGGCCTCTCCATCATCATCAACAGGCGGCAGACCCAATGCAGCCATAAGGCTATACCGCTGCATATACGTCATCGCAGAGCCGGTGCCCTGCGGATCACGCTTTCCCAAAGTAATGTCGCCCTCGAATTTCATCCACTCGCCGCTTTCGGCATGGATGATCATGGTGGTCATGGACATAACCCCATCCACGATCTTGCCGGGAGACTGAGCATAGACAAGCCCGACCTTCTGAAGCTCTGGCACTGCGGTATCACGCACGGCCTCAAGGTTGGCATAGCGGGACTTGAAGCCGGGGTTACTCCTGTTCTTCTCAACGCCATCTACTGCACCCTGAAAGGTAAGCAGGGCTTTGGAAATGGTTTTAATGCTGTCGCTGTGTGTGATCATTTCTTGCTAATCCTCAGTGTGTCGTCGCCCTTCTCAAGACTGGCTCCAGGAACAGTTTCACCCGCTGATATTTGCCGCGAGATAGCCCGCTTATCAGGAGCCCATGTTGATGTGCCTAGCTGCCTTGGCAGTGAGCTTTCATCATTGATGACGACAAAGAACTTTCCCTCTGACCGTGTGATGGTCGCTTCCGGCAATGGGAGGCTGCGAATGTTGGCCTTTGTCATCAGTTGCAGGATCAGCGAACGCATGGCATCCGATCGCCGCTGAAACCTCGCCTCCCGAGCCTTTAGATGGCTGGCCCGATCCTTGATCCCGGCAATGACCATTTCCGCTTCCGCCATATGATCAAGGGCGCGAGAAACCACTTGATCAATCTCGGTGCTGCCGGAAATCATATCGTGTCGTAGGGCGTCGTCATCCTCTAGAACGTCCGCATATGTTTCCATGAGGCGCTCAATCTGCTGAGCCACGTACTGAGCATCAAGGTGTATGTAGGTCACAGAACCTCCTACAGAACGCGCCACGACTTCAGCATATTGCCTTCACAAGTCACTTCGACGGGTATGCCCTTAAGCTGGGAAACGTGCTGCTTCTTGGCTTTCTCCAGGATTTCCTTTACCATCCACACAGCCTCGAAAATCTGCTGCTGCCGATCCTCCTCGGTCCATTTTGCCCGTTCGGATCGCTCGATAGCCCAAGCGCCCTTAAAGTCTCCGACGCCGGAGCCCTTGCCTTCAAGCGTAACGGATAGTCCGAACATCGCTTCTTGGTAGCCTCCAAAGCCAAACTCAGCCTTGGTTATGCGGCCTAGCCAGATATTTTCGCTCATGGCTTCACCCCCAGCGCCTTGAGCAAGGTATCAACCTCCTCCTCAACACGCTTCATTCGATCATCATAGGTATTGTCGTTTGGGCTAGTGTATCCGCAAACCAACGCTGCCTCGCTCAGCGTTCTGGCGAATAGGTGAATACGGATAAGGCTTTCGTCTTTTATCTTCATGGTTCATTCCTCTGTGTAATTTTCAGAGGGGCTAGCGCATCACAGCGTCATGCAATATATCTGATGACGCCATATGCACTTATCCCTCCGGTGCATTGGCATTCTAACGGCTCGGTTTGTGCTGCGTCCCCTTCTCCGCGCTATAACCGGGCCGTTTCTTATTCTAGTCAGAACCGCTGTGTTTAGCCAGAATTACCTAGGCTTTTGATGGCCTCAGAGATTGCACGGCCTTGTTCCTGAGCTACGCCACGAGCCCCGCTTTTGTAGGGGTTGGACATATCCTCCGCCACCTTAGCCGCCTCTTGGTACGCCTCTAGCTTTGCGGCTTGGATTGCGAATGCGATTATAGAGGCGTCGCTTTCCTTCGTCGTGCTTTTGGATTGCGCCAAATCGTTCCAAAGCTTGTACGCTGCCTTCATCGCGGCTGGAGAAATATCATCCGGTTTCATGCTGCACCCATTGCAGCCAGGATCAGCAGAACCGTACCCAATACCCCTAATGCGGGGAGGATAGGTGAATGCTCCAGGAGTTGAATGTAGACGGCCGCTCGCTCTGCAAACGCTTTGGATGGGAGGTTCATTTGCCCACCGCCGCGCGACAAACGGTGACCGTAGAGAAAGCAAACCAAAAAACCATAATCTTCCCCCAGATGCCCAACGATGTATAATCCCCGTCGATCAGCAAGAACGCCACGGGCACGATAATTCCCACAGCCAAAGCCAAAGACCAAACGTATTTCACAAAAGACATTTCAAAACCCCTCTCTTGATGCTCGTTTCTCAGCCCCCAATACCAAGTCGATAAACTCTGCGGCTGATTTCCGGTAATTCTTTTGAAGCTCTGGCGGCAAATCGTCGTAGTCACCCTGATATGCGAAATTAACAAGACGCTTGGCTACGGCAATCTCTAGGGCGTCTGCCTTGTCTTTGGTCATGATTGTGCCTTGGAGAGAGCGGCGCGGGCGAGTTCAGCAACCCAGTTGTCGGTCACGAGTTCGCTTGTCGCTATACGCTCCAGCGCTTCCCGCAATATCGCTATCTCAGCTTGGGAAGAGGCGTAGGCGTTCCAACGATCACAGATCGCCTTTGCGATGGCCTCTGTCTGGCCGGGGTAGTTGAATACCTGCACGTTCTGCCCGCGAATGGTAGCAGGGCTAGTGTCTGCAACCGAACCAATGGTCGGAATACCGTGCATGGCGTCGGCTAGGTAGAAGCCATCATAGTTGCTAGACCTGCCGTATCGAATTTCACCAGACGTTATGTTGTCTGGCCACTGGCGTTCAGGAGCATGTTTTCGTGTCATTCTTCTTCCTCCATTATGGCATCGCAAACGCGCTCATAATTAAGCTGCTCGGCCCAGAATTCACCCAGCACGTTAGGATATCCGTCGATCTTGTAGACCCTCCACGCCTCAACTCCGCGCACCGGCTCATCGCTTGAGCCAATGCAATCGTCGGAGAGTGTGTATGCGATTTCAAAGCTATAGGTTTCGCCGGATATGTCGGCTTCGTAAATGAATGTGTCTTCGTTCCGGTTCAGCACTTCGCGGCACCCTTTGCCCGCTGCTTGGCCCCGATGTGGGGGATGTATTTATTGGGCTGTGGAGGAACGCGGAGCCGGGCAATCGTGCCCGGATGTCGATTATAGGCGATAATGCCCTGACGACGCTCCATCTGCGCGAAATATGCAGGGTTCAGTCCGGGGTGGTTCTTAAGATCAACGGCCATGTAAGCCTCCTTTGTTTGCACCCAAGTTAGATCACAGCCCAAAAGCGCCGTCAACACATTTACGCAAAAGAAAATGCTTGCGGTGCGCACAGGGTGCTTATATGGTGATCGGGCATTCAACGGAGAACGCTAATGCGAATGTCTGTAGAGGTCACTGATGATGTGCGAAGCCGCATCAAGGGTGAGACCGATAAAACCAAACGTCCAGCGCTCTATGAGGCTGGCATTCTGATCCAGGAAGCGCTTGATGCGCGGGATCGTAAGGGAGGGAAGAAATGAGCCGTTTCAAGATTGGCGACCGAGTAAGGGTAGTGCGCATCGCCGGGTCAAAACCTCAAAGCTGCGTGGGGATGGAATTTACGATTACAGAAGACGAGAAATTTAATGGCGGGGAGCAATCATGGAGCGGCAAAAATAATTCGCCATGGGCTTTCCGGGAAAGCGAACTCGAACTCGTCACCCCTTCCATCCCAAGCCCTATCGTAACTGAAACCGTAACCCGCGTTAAACCGGGTGTTTATGGGATCGTGTTCATCTCAGATAATGGGGATATCCGGGTGGTGACTAGCAAAAGCCCAGACGAACTGCGGGCAGCAGCAGACACATTCCGCGCTCTTGCCGATCATTTTGAAAACCCAACCAAGGAGAATACCAATGGCCGTTGAAGATAGCGTAGCACAGGACCAGCTCCGTGCGTTTATTGACCGCATCGAACGCATGGAGGAAGAGAAGACAGCGGTAGCCGAGGATATCAAGGAAATCTACGCCGAGGCCAAGGGGAACGGTTTTGATACGGCCATCCTGCGCAAGATCGTAAAGATCAGGGCTATGGATGCCAATGAACGCGCCGAGCAGGAAGCCGTACTAGAGCTTTATATGGCGGCGCTGGGCATGGTCGAAGCGTCTTCGGAGTATTGAGAATGAACACGTTGTCTATGCTTTTGTACCTAGCCGATCTTGCTGGAAACCTAACGGGGCTTGCGATCGCGGCGCTGGTTATTCTCGGCCTTTCGCTGACATTCTCGTGGATGCCATTCATGTTCGCAGACAAGTCTCCATCTGACTGGACGGGCTGGTTGGCTAATACACTGCGCCGGTTAGTTCTGCCCCTCGGTATTTGCGCTGTCATTATCGCGCTGATGCCATCCAGAAACACAATCATGTTGATTGCTGCGTCGGAAGTTGGGGAAGCCGTCCTTGCGTCTGAGCAGGCGCAGGAGCTTGGTGGGGAAGCCGGTCAACTAGCAACCGATAGCCTTCGTGTTCTTCGGAAGTTTATCAACGACCAGCTAGAAGAACCTGCGGAATGACTATAACCGTACAGTCTGAGCATTTTCCGCCGTCTGTAAATTCCCTATTCGCCAACGTGGCGGGTAGGGGCCGCGTCCGAACCAAGCGTTATCGCGAGTGGGCTTCTGCCGCAGGATGGGATTGTAACGGCCTTGGTTCGATATCCGGCCCGTTCACAGCCGCCATCATCCTAAGCCGAAAAAATCGCCGGTCGAACGCTGACCTAGATAATCGAGTAAAGCCCCTCCTTGACCTCCTGCAAGCCCACAAGGTCATAGAGGATGACAAGTACCTGGAAAAGCTGACGGTCGAGTGGGGCGACTGCAAAGGCTTCTATATCGAGATACAACCCTATCCAATTACGGAAAGCGAGAGGAACTAAGGAAATGACAAATACGATTGAGACGACTGATGAAGAACTGGCCAAAATTATCTCCGCGCAGAGCTATCGGGATAGGATGGATTTTGCCGGTTGGATGGCGCAGGAAATCGCAGATAAGTTGGCCGGTGAGCATAGTGAATACAGGATTACTCAGCAGGATATTGCCGAACTGCTGGGCAATTGGGCAGACGACATCCTGGATGAAGACGTATGAGCCTGTCTAACACCCCATCTAAGATGCTTTGGAATGAAGGGATTATAGGAAATGGGAACTAAGCTCATACTGCCCGTCAAGGGCGAATATTTTGATGCCATTCGGGACGGGACAAAGCTTGAGGAGTACCGCCTTTACAATAGTTACTGGCGGCGAAGGCTTGAAGGTCGCTGGTTCAGCGTTGTTGAGATGACCAAAGGATATCCTAAATCCGAAGATACTGAAAGGCGAATTCTCCGCGCTTGGAAAGGCTATAGGACCAGGACGATTACCCACCCGCACTTTGGGCCTGACCCAGTAGAGGTTTTCGCTATTGATGTTTCAGAGCCGGTCTAACGTCTCCCCCCATCACCTTTATGCAACTGGTAGGAAAAGATTTGCTGGGGATGAAGGGGCTTGGGGAAGCGCATGGGAGGGGTTTGGTGGTTAAGCCGGGGATCGGTATCGAACCAATCTGTACCATGCGGGATCGAACCGCCCCACCCTGATCGGGGTGCATCCTCCAGGACACCGGCATAAACACAATAGGCCCCCACGAACTTGATCGCAAGGGCCTATTGACTAATCTGAGGGTTTCCCTCACTATGATAAACGTTGATGCGGGAGACCAATCCCCACCAACATGACCGAAGTGGCTCTAAAACACTCGGTACGCTCTAAATGCCACAGCTAGTGGTTTAGTTCAAGAGCATACCCCCTGTAATAGATGTTCCTACCGAGGTCACTAAGCTGCGAAGCGGTGAACCTGCACTCACGTGCGCACTTAATCGGCTTGGGACTAAAGGGACCTTTCTGCATCCCCTATAGCAGATAACACCGGGGTTTTTTCACTTTGGGTTCGCCCATTGGCCCTTGGCCCGATCAAATGCTCATCCGGCTATGATCGCATCTGCGCCCCTTATGACGCTTTAGGCTTGGTCCACCTTACGGACAGGCGCAGGTATACGGTGTTGAGACAGGATGCTCCTATTGCGTTTTGGTACCGAAATTTCGGTATCAGGAGGACGCAAGGGACTACTACGTCTAGTGCATAGAAACCGGGCGAGCGCGTGTAGCAATCGCCGTGCCAATTGGAGAATGCGAATGTTTGAATGGCCCTGGAACAAAGCTAAGCGTGAACGCAAAGAACGTGAGGATGCACAGCGACGGGCAGCGGCGGCTAATCGGTGGCCCATGACAAGCGGGAGCTACAATCCTCAGCGGGATAGCGGGTTGGGGAATGCTGCGCTCTACTACGCTCTTTACGGTCAGCCAGTTAACTACCCATCGCAGACTAGCCCAGCAGTAAGCAATCCGACTAGTTCGGCAGAACCGGATCGCTACCAATCCGACGACTATGGAACTCGCGATCATACCGGATTTAAAACGGGTGGCGGCTTTGGTGGCGAAGATAATACCTTCTCCAATGGAGGTGGATTTGGTGGTTCATCTAGCTACGACAGCAGCAGTTCGTCATCATCCGATAGTTCGTCCTACTCTTCGTCGGACAGTGGCAGCAGCAGCGATGGTGGCGGGGGTGGGGGTGGCGGGGACTGATCGCCATGAAAAGCAACGTAGTTGGTCTATTCGCAGAAGACTTCACTCCCAAGCCCACTACAGAGATAGCCGCAACACAGTTTGAAACCATCTGGAAGCTCTGGCCCGTCAAGGCGGGGAAGATGATCGCCAAGGCAAAGTACCTAGCCATCCTCAAAGGCTGCTCAAGTCGTACATTGGAAAAAGACAGCGGCATGTTCATCAGCCTAGAACTTCACGCAACGGAGGACGAGATTGTGAACGGGATTAAGAAGTACCTCGCCAGCCAAGTGGACAAGAACACGTATCGAATGAAGGACGATGGGAAATATATCCCGCATTTAAGCACATTTTTGAACCGTGGAAGATGGGCCGATTATGAGTGAACTAGCTGGGGTCCTAACATTTTTCTGCATAATCGTATGGCTAGGTCTTGCAGGGTTTGCCTTCGCCAAAATGTCGGAAGGTGCGGAAAGGAGTGATGCAGCGGCCTACTTCTGGTTTAGCATTCTCTTAGCTCCCATGATGGCCGCTGCATGTGTAGTCATGCCACCCATTTCCAAAGCCAAATCCCCACCAAACAACCCAGATAATGAGGGAGAACGAGAATGACCCAAGCCCAACGCATAATCTCTGAACTGTATCTAACAGGAAGGCACATCACAGAAATCGCGGAAGAAGCAGGCGTAACCCCAGGATCAGTCAAGGTGATCGCAAGCCGCCTTGGTCTAAAGCGAGGCCAGCCAATGAAGGGGCTACGGAAGCCAAAACCATTCCAGAAGATTTCGTTTACAGGAAAGGACCGACATGAGCGTCAGTGGGGAGGGCATTAATATGAGCATTTCTATCGAGCAGACGATGCAGGCAAGTCATGTAGCCGTCAGGGAGCGGCTGGGGATGGGTGTAAGGACAGTGCAGGCTATTCCCCTGCGCCTTGTACCTCCAGCCCGTACGCAGCCCTCTAAACGCGAGATCGTAACGAGCGATACCGTCATCAATGTCGAGGCATCGTGGCGACAGATCATCAAAGAGGCCATGGAGAAGCACAACGTTACCATGCCCGATTTTATGGGCAGTCGCCGCAGCCGCAATTATATCCGGGCGCGGCGTGAAGCGGCATGGAGAATGCTAACTGAGCGGTCCATGTCCTATACCGCCATCGCCAAGCGCCTTGGCTATAAAGACCATTCATCCATCATAAATCTTATCGCCGGTTATGAGAAGGAAAACGGCGGGGTTCGGAGCAATTCAAAGCCTGTCATGGATGCGCAACGAAAGGTCCGCAATGAGCAGATTTTACGCCAGCTTAACGAGGGCGCATTGCTGCCGGACCTTGCCGTTGAGTATTCTCTATCGACCACGGCCATCCGGGCGGTTGGCAAGAGTATGGGGTTTGATTTCTTCGCCGGGGCGGACTGGCGAGCATCTGAGAAGCGGCGGGAACTGGCGAACAAGAAACGTGCCGAAGCTAAGATCGCCAGTGATGCCAGGAAGGCAAAAGAGGCTAGGGAGCGCCGCGCCCTGGTGAAGGAAAAGGCTTACGTCAAGGCTTTGTCAGAGCAGTACTATTCCACCAGCCAAGCCTCCAGGGCTATTAGCATGCCGGAATCTACGCTTCGCGGAAAGGCTGTGAGGCATGGAATTGTGTTCAGGAATAATGCGAAAAGGGCAATGAAATGACCGAGAAAGATCATCTAGACGAACTGCTAAACAATGCGAGGGAGAGCAAGCTACCCGGATTTCTGACCGACGCTGGTTGTGATCATGATGCGCTCCAGTCCGCTGTTGGTGTTCTCCGCATGCAGCAGGCGCAACCTCACAAGTCCATGCAGTCGATCCTTTGGGAAGCCATAAAGGACTATTCGGAACGCGCCCATGAAAGGTCCGTGAAATGACCGTTGCTGAATGTCTAGCCCATATTCGCCGCATTAAGCGTCAATCCCAACCCAAGGTAGTTCTATCCATCTACGCATTCGGGAAGGGGGATGAGGCGGCGGTGAGGATCGTGCAGAATTAATTCAACAAACCGCTTGCATTCTTTCCACGCGTTGAATATATTGATCATACCAACACGGAGAGAAGAAAATGATTGATCACAACACCCCACGCAGCGAACTGGAAGTTGCCGCAATCTTCGAATGCAATTTCGATCTTGCTGTCATCGAAGCCGCTTCCGATGCGGAATTGCTTGAAATGATCCAGGGGTGGGTTCTGGCTGGCGACGAATGCGCAGCAGCGTAAGGGAGATAAAAATAGCCGCGCTCTACTTGTTCGGGGCGCGGCTCGGCTTATCAAAAGCCGAGGTTACCAAACTCTTGGTTGTCAGGGTATCTATGCAACCCAAAGATGCGTCCGTTTTAGTTGGACATTGGTTCACAACTGGATATTACCGGAAATGATTGAGTGGCGCGTAATTAAACGTCCCATGCTTGTCGATGAGCAGCGTCCAGAATACTGCGGAGCTACAGATGAGGCTCTGCCCTGCCCTGTTTGCCCTGCTACGTGTTCAGGCAATGATATCGTTGGCGGTGTATGTCAGGCGCGACGGAGCGGCCCGGCCCCACGGCCTTTAGTGGAACTTATAACGGTTCCACGCTAGTGAGTAAACCAATGTCACGCCCCGTAGGCCGTCCCAAGACCATCACCGACATGCGGGCTTACAAAGCCATGAAGGCTAGGGAATACCGCGCAAGGGACAAAGCCCTATCCATTCCAAAGCCCAACCTACCAACACCAACGAAACAAGAGGATTAAAATGGCTAAATCGCAAAACGCTCTTAACCCATTTGACGCTCCTCATTGGAGTAACCGTGAATGGGCAATCTTTCACCAAGGTGAAGCGGCATACATTGCCGAAAAGTCTAGGAACGAGTTTTTCGATAAAGAAGCTCGTAGTCGGTATCAGCAATACGCTGCGGGTCACTACAGTGCCGCCCGCTCGCATATGGGAATAGAATAAACCGTTCAAAGGAGGGAAACAATGAACATCAAACACGCCGCCGTGCCGATTATCGCCCTCACCCTTGCAGGTCGCGCAGCACTAGCTAATGGAGACGGGAAATGAGGAAGCCAGAGGATATCACACTGTTGCGGGCTCGCGCGCAGGAGCGAGTGGCAATCTTCTTGGGAGGTAACGGTCATGAGTGAGCTTGGAAAGGTGAGCGGTGATCTGATGGCGGATTTCGGGGGTGAACAGGTCCGCAAGCTCAAACAAATCTACGACAAGATGGCCGAAGAGGGCGGCGGTACATGGGCGACCTACATGCTCATGGAGATCAAGGAATTTGTCGACTTCTCCCTCCGTTCTGAGCCATCCGAGCCGGTAGCTTGGCAGCACCGGGGGAAAAGGCACGGTGATACGGATTTCGGCGGATGGCGAGAGGGTCGAAACCAGTCTTACGACACAGCTGATGGCGATGAATTTGAGGAACGACCCCTCTACGCCTCAGCCAAAGCCGGAGAAGCCAAATGAAGGTTCTCTGGCATCATCTGGGTTTCGCCTATGTATTCCTAGCCGGTCTATCCTGGCTAATCGTTATCTCAATATGGAATGCCGCAAAGTACGTGATTGGAGGGTGATATGAGTGAATTGACGGAAAGACTTAGGGTTTACGAAAAGCTCGAAAAGCCATTGGCAGATGGACCTGCTGTGCGCGGGTGGAACCATATGGTTCGCAATCAGCAAGAAGCCGCAGACGCACTAGAAGCCCAAGAGGCCCTGATTTCCGAGCTAGGTGCCGCTTTGAAAGCTTTGCTTTGGCAAGCCCCATCAACCCTCAGCTGCGGTCGTCGTTGCCAGCTAGAAACCGAATAGGCTGACGAAGAGGCATATTCTGCGGCTTATGCGAACGCCGAACACGCCCTATCAAAAGCCCCTTCTATCAAGTAAACTCCCAACAGGCAGAGGGATGAGGAAATGAACAAGCCGACGAACGAGCAGATCATGGTAAAAGCTCTATCGGAAATTGCCAGAGTTTCCGGTATGTGCATCCATCAGAATACAGGCCGATGGGATATGCGGATTGAGCACGATAAGCGAAGTTATGATATTCTTTATCGTGTCCAGTGCGAAGCATCTGAAGCCTTGAACGCGATATCCTAACCCATTGTAATTCAAAGGCATAACGGATACAATACTAGAGGCGGTAACACGGTGAATATCTGCCAGCCGTAGCAGGGGAAACCCTAGCGTTTGTGGGGAACGGCAGTCCCACCCGCCTCCTTTCCCTGCCTACATCAAAAGCAAAGAAGGGCTAGACAAGGGCAGGTTTAACCGTTAGACCTATAGCCATGAACCTTTGTGAAGAATGCGGCTACCTGCATTACCGAACTGACCCTTGCAGGGAGCCCAAGAAATCGACGGCAGCACGGAAGGACGTGCGCGAAACTAGCGGAACGGGAAGCTCATTGGCCTTGGGCCATCGTGAACCTAGCGTAGTTGGCGATAGCATAAATGGAAGTGCTTCGTCCAAAGCGAGAGTTGCGGGTTCGACCCCCGCCGCCACAGCAGGTACTCAAACCCTGCCCGTCGATACTACTGCCGGTTCGGCTAATGGCAGGACTGCGCCCCTTTACGGCGTTAACGCTGGTTCGACCCCAGCACCGGCATCCAAAGCCAAATTCAACCGCGCCGAATGGTATCGCAACTACATGAAACTGTACATGCGCGACCGTCGAGCCAAAGCCAAAGAGAATAAGCAGAATGGGTGATGGAAGCCTTGGATCGCCCCAAAAGCGGTTTGATGAAACGTTCCGTGCTGCCGAGGCTCTCAAAGAGCACTTCTTTCCTGAAGTGGAGGTGAGAAAGCTTTATGAGAGCCTTCGATACATGGAAAGTTTGGGCGTCGTACGCCTTGAGGAGTGGCCAGAAGGATTGGTCTTGTGGGTGGGTGGAGAAATAGTCTGGAAATCCTGGGCTAGATGCAAGGAGGGGAAACAGGATGGGTGATACGTTCATTTGGGTAATTATCCCAATTATCCTGTCGATGTGGGTGCTTATAGCCGTATTTTGGTACAAGGGAATGGCTGCGGAGTACATGGACGACATGGCTCCTTATGCCGCCGTGGCATGTTTCGGGGCCTTCTTGTTCACTGGCCCGTTTTGCTTCGTTGTGTGGATAAGCTTCATGTATCGAGCGATATGGCTGAGTGGGCGTTACAAGTTCGAAAACCCACACAGTGGAAAGGAATGAGGAAGCAAAATGACTGAAGTGGATGACTTGGCGGTCATGATGTTCAGCGTGGACTGGCCTAAAGATGACTGGAGCCGCTTCAAAGTTGGAGACGCGGCCCGTAATCGATATGTTGAGATGGCGAAAGCTGCAATCCTCCATTTCCGTGCATCAGACGAAGCAAACCGTCGAGCTAAACTAAAAGAAGGGCAACGAGAATGAACGGGTCTAACACCAAAGCCGATCTGCTAACGCAATGGACGCAGTGTATCGAGCAGATGCTGCGCCTTGGGTCGATTAAGTCTATAGAGACCGACCAGAAAACGCTAGACCATCTGTGGTTTCTGATGTCTCAACGTGATATCCGCCGTACAGCTTCAAAGCCACGACCAGAGTACGGGTACATCGAGATCATGGGCGTATCAATCGAGGAGAAACGTGATAACATTACAAAAGGCTAGGTGAATTTAATGGCCGGACGCCCACCCAAAGAGAAATCATTCGCCAATATGCTCAACATTGCCCTGACGGCAAAGGGCGCTACAGGTGAGACAAAGCTACGGGAAGTGGCTGAAGTTCTTGTGTCCAAAGCCCTAGAGGGTGAAAGCTGGGCTATCAAGGAAGTAGCCGACCGAGTAGACGGCAAGCCAATGCAGCAGGTAGAGTTGAGCGGCGTTATCCAGTCCCGGCTCAATGCGCTAACGGATGATGAACTTGAAGCCATCGCAGCAGGAAGCAGCGCAGGAGCTACTGAGACGCCGCCGAGCCCGTCGAAGCTTAACTGAGTACGCACGGTACATTGATGTTCCTGGTGCGCCTCTAGTAGAGCAGGACGAAAACTCCGACACGGCTAACGCTCACGTTGAGACGGAACTAGCCGAGCATCACATCCTAGCCCTAGACGCTATTCAGCGATGCATTGAGAAGCCCAACGGCAGGCTCATGCTCCTAATGCCCCCTGGCAGCGCAAAGTCCACATATGGCAGTGTCGTTGCGCCTTCGTGGATCATGGGGAAGATACCGAACTACCGCATGATTGGCGTGTCCTACGGTTCGGACATGGCCCGCAAGTTTGGGCGACGTACCCGCTCGATCATCAAGCAGCCCAAATATACCACACTGTTCGGCACGGCTTTGTCTGCTGAGAGCGCGGCGGCTGATGAATGGGCGTTGGGCAATGGCTCTGAATACATGTCAGGCGGCATCCTGTCTGGCATCACCGGCAACCGTGCTGATTGCGTTGTGGTGGATGATCCGTTCAAGGGCCGTCAGGATGCTGACAGTGAGGTTATTCGAGAGAGAACCATTGCCGAGTATGAGGAAAGCGTTCTAACGCGCCTCAAGCCCGGAGGGTCGCTGATCATCATCAACACCCGCTGGCACAATGGCGATCTAAGCGGGTCAATCCTGCCCGAGAACTATGCAGGCGAGAGCGGGATTATTCATGGCCGTGACGGTGAAGATTGGGAGGTTATCTGTCTCGCGGCTAAGTGTGAGCGCTCTGACGATCCTCTAGGCCGTGAGATTGGCGATTACATCTGGCCTGAGTGGTTTCCCGCAAGCCATTGGGCCAAGTTCGAGAGACTGCCGCGCACATGGTCGGCTTTGTTTCAACAGCGGCCATCACCTGATACCGGCGACTATTTCAAACGAGAATGGATACACCTAGCCGACAGCCTGCCCGATAGAGCGTCTATGCGCGTCTATGGCGGCTCTGACTATGCCGTGACAAGTGACGGTGGTGATTATACGGTCCACGCCGCTGTTGGCCTCGATCCAGAGGGTAAGCCGTGGCTGCTCGATCTATGGCGGGCGCAGGCAAGTTCGGATGTGTGGGTTGAGGCGTTCTGTGACCTTGTGCTGAAATGGTCCCCGATAGGCTGGGCTGAGGAAACAGGGCAGATCAAATCTGGCGTTGGCCCGTTCCTCACACGAGCGCAGCTTAGCCGTGGGGCTTACGTGGCAAGAGAGCAGTTCCCCACCAGAGGCGACAAGGCCATTCGTGCGCAGTCATTCCGGGGTCTGATTGCAACGCGTGGCCTCTACATTCACAAGGATGCGCCCTTTATCTCAGACCTGATTAGTGAGATGATGAGTTTCCCCGTTGGCGTCCATGACGATCAGGTAGACGCCTTGGGGTTGGTTGGTCAGTTGATTGATCGCATGCTGGCCGGAAAGCCATTGCCATCGCCAGCCGAGGTTATAGACCCGAAGAACTACGGCAAATCCAGGGTGCCAACATACGAAGAGCGCAAGAGAACGAAGAAGGGTGGACGGAGAATATGAAAATTCAGGACAAGATCGAAGTGGCGTTTCCGGGCTGGTACATTCATGAGGTCCCCGAGGGGTATATCGCAACAAGCCCATTTAGGAACGATAAGGAGCAAGTTCTTGCTGTGCCTATAACGCTTACTGATTTTGAGCGGGGCGATGATGGCGTTGTTGACGTGTTAATTCGCGCCGCTCGTGAAAGCGCGGACGAAGCCATGCATGAGGCGGGCATATGAACAAAGAAGGGCGGGAGACGGATATGATTAGCAGCTCTGAACACAACAGCTATCTCGTAGAGATAGAGAGGGCCTTTAGGGCCGCACCCAATCGAGTGTATCAGATCAACACGCCAGATGATTATAGCGAGTATCTCGCGGATAAAGGGCTGGCGCAGGCGTATAAACAGCGGGCAGAGATGGACGAGACACATAACTTCCAGGCTCTGGCGCGAAAATGGCTGGAACATGAGCGGGCTGAGGCCGTTATCACTCCACCTAACTCCAAGGAGAATTCAGATGACCACTCGTGACAAGTTCATCGAAGACCTCAAAACCGGCGGCTATATCCCCGGCGATCTGTCCACTCTGCCCTCAGACATTTCCGACGCTGACCGCCGCAAGGTCGAACAGTACGAAGCCGATCATGCCAATGAGCGCATGAAGAACACGCAGGGCCAGAAGCCCGAGCTTCAGACGTTCCATACCCAGCTTAATCGGAACCAGTACGGCTTTGCTGAAAAGGCTGCGGTTGGCGATGATACGAACTCCAAGCTGACCAAGCCTGAGAAGGCCAGTGATCAGAACAAGGTCAAGCAGGATAAGCCTGCGCCCGACGCTGACCCCGTAGACAACCGGGTTAAGCGCGACCCCCTCGACCATGATAACAATGGACGCAAGGGTGGCGTTGCTGATAAGCTGTAATCGGTAGGCTGCGGAGCCAATCGAAACCTGCCAGCCCCTTGCGTGTAACAGCGTGAGGGGTTTTCCTTTGCCTTGTGTCGTTCGTATTTGTGGGTTAATATCCCCGCACTGTTCGTCATAGGTGGACCAATGCCAGTATTTGACCTAGCCCAAAGCCTGCAAACCCTTGGTGTCGCCGCAGAGCTTGGGATGGAAATCCAGCGGCAGATAGCAGCGGGTACGGGCAACATCAACATGCTGCTCGAAGTTGGCTTGGTCCCCGAGGATGCAAAGAACCTCGCGGGCGGTATTACGGCAGGCACTATCTCTCCCGGCCTGCTTGCTGAGGGTTCATTTGTCCCTGCCGTCGCTGTTATCGTAGCCAAGGCTGTCAGTACGCCCCTCAATACCGTGCGCCCAACGATCACAGGCACCGCTCAGGTTGGCCAGACGCTCACCAGCACTACGGGCACATGGAAGGGCACTGGCAATACCTACGCCCGCCGCTGGACCGCCGATAACGTGACTATCCCTGCTGCCACTGGCGTAACCTATGTTCCCGTCATTGGAGACATTGGCAAGCTTATCCGCGTTGTTGTCTCGGCAACGAATACGAATGGCACGGCAGATGCTACGAGCAACCCGACAGCAGCAGTGATTGCGTAAATGCGGCACATGTGGAGTACCGTCACGGTCGAGATGAAGCCTGGATTGACCGCAATTCAGTCAATGACCGCCGCAATTGAACAGAACTGCCGCGCTATGGGGTATCCAATGTCAAAGATTGGAAGCCGATAAATGGCGTTCGGAGAGGACGACGAACACAAGAAAGATCCGAAGTCAGCGGCTCCTTACCTTGAGGCCATCGAGTGCTATCGTAAGGAGTTTGACCGCTGGTTTCATCGGTGCGACCAGATCGACCGTGTGTATTCCGGCCTCCAAAGCCTCTCTGGCATTACGCTAACCGAAGCCTCAGTCGTTGATCGTGAGTATGACCTGTTCTGGGCTTCGATGGAAATCATCAAGCCCTCTATCTATTCCCGCCCACCTGTTCCGGTTGTAACGACCAAGTTCAAGGATCGCAGCCCGGTTAAGCGCGTAACCGCTGAGTTGCTGGAGCGTTCAGCCATTTCCGGCTTTGAGCTAACCAACATCAATTCGTCCATGATTGGCGTGAGAGACGATCTGGCGATTAACTCGCGTGGTCAGCTTTGGGTCAGCTATGAGGATGACGGCGAGGAAAAGGTCTGCATTGAGGATTTGGACCGCGATGACTTCGCACATGATCCGGTTCGCAAGTGGACCGAGGTAAGTTGGGTTGCCCGTCGCGCTTGGCTGACGAAGAAAGAAATGAACAAGCGGTTCGGTGAGAGTGCGTCTGAGGATGCGACTTACACCGAAAAGCGCACTGAGCAAGCTAGGGACAGCAGCACCAATGGTGTCAAGGATACCGTAAACAAGGCTGCGGTCTGGGAAATTTGGGACAAGAACGAAAAGAAGGTCATCTGGATTTGTGAAGGTCTGGCCAACATTCTGGAGCGTGACGAACCGCATCTAAAGCTCAATGGCTTTTTCCCGTGCCCCGAGCCTGCCTATGGTACACGCCAGCGCCGTAGCCTCGTTCCTGTTCCTGACATGGTTTATATCCAGGGACAGCTTGAGACGATCAATCTCCTCACGCAGAAAATCCATGACCTTGCCGAACTGCTGCGGGTCATTGGTATTATTCCGGGCGGGACAGACATTGGCGATGCTGTCGAGACGGCTATTCGGTCGGGTGATACGTCGAGCATCTTTGTTCCCGTTCCCGCCGCTGCGTTTGGCAATGGCAACAAGCTGGTTGAGTGGCTGCCCATCGATCAGGTGGCTTCGACCATCCTAGCGGCTGTTGAGGAACGTCGGGAGCTTATCGGCAACGTCCAAGAGCTTCTTGGCGTGGCTGACATCCAGCGCGGGGATAGTGACCCCAATGAAACGCTGGGCGCTCAGCAGATCAAGGTCCAGCACACCTCAACCCGCAGCCGTGACCGCGTGAAGGGCCTTGAGCGTATTGCCCGCGATGCTGGCCGCATGATGGTGGAAATCTTCGCCGAAGAGTTCGACATTGATACACTGTTGAAGATGGCGCAGATGGAGCTTCCGACCAATGCGGAAGTGAAGCGCGAAATCAAGGAAATCGAGACCAACGCCAAGAAGCAGATCGATGATATTGAAGGCCAGATCGAGGAACTAGCCACTCAAGACCCGCAGAAGGCGCAGGAAGCCGCTCAGCAGGCCCAGCAGCAGACGCAGCAGATCATTGCGCAAGCTACCGAAGCCGTGAAGAAAGCCGCTGCTGCTGTGACCGTCGAGGACGTCAAGGAACTTCTCAACGATACCAAGACCGACCCATTCATCTTCGACATCGAGACGGATAGCACGATCTATCCCGATGAGATGGCCGAGAAGCAGATGCGCAACGAGTTCCTTGGCGCGCTGGCTACGGGCATGACTGCGCTTATGCCGATGATCCAGAGTGGCGGTTCGGCTGCTGCTGGTGAAATCCTTAAGTGGAACTTGGACGTATATCGCCCCCCTCGCGCCCTCATGTCGTCCATTGATGAATGGATTGATACTATGGCGAACACGCCCCCCCAGCCTAACCCTGATGCGGAAAAGAACGCAGCCGAGGCTAAGTACAAGGAAGGCATGCTTGCGATTGAGGGGCAGAAGCTCCAGCAGGACGGCCAGTATAAGACCGCCGAGATGGCCTTGCGTGGTGAGGAACTTAAACTCAAGGCGCAGGAAATCCAAATGAAGCCGCAGGTTGCGGCGCAGACCGAGCAGATCAAGGCGCAGGGGAATGCACAGGCCAAGGAATTGGATGCACAGGTTGCCGTCGCTCGTGAGACTGCCCAACTGGAAGCCGATACCCGAACCACGCAAATGTCGCTGGATGCCGAGGCCGTTCTAGAGGCGCAGCGCCAAATGTCCGAGGATCAGCGCTTCGCAGCCGAACAGCAGTTCAAGCGCGAAGAGTTGGCGATTGATACGCAGCTAGCCTATGACCAGCTAGACCAGCAGAGAGAAGCCGCAGAGGCTAGTGCCCGCGCAGCCGCTCTAAAGCCAAAGGGGCCGACCAATGGCGGTTAGGATCAAAGGCCGTCGCGGTCTAATGCTCAATGTGAGGATGGCCTACCCTGGCATTCTCGGCGGCAACACCCCGTCACTGCCTCCCGGCATGGTGCTGTTGACCGACGATAACGGCGTTTATCTCACTGACGATAACGGCAACTATCTCATGGGAGAGGCGAACTAAATGGCTGAACCGCTGCCAAGCCGTACCCTCCGTGATTATCTCGCAAGCCTTCCCGTTGGCCCTGGCGCTGGCGTGGTGGATCGTAACCTTGTCATCCGTACCGACCTTGCCACGATGGCGCAGGCTATCCCCATTGGGGGAACTACGGGGCAGGTTCTAACAAAGGCCAACAACACAGACCTAAACGTTGCATGGGCCACGGCTGGTGTCGGGGACATGCAGAAAAGCGTTTACGATCCTCAGAACAAGAACGCCGACGCTTTCGCTCGCGCCAACCAGACCGGAACGCAGCCCGCAAACACTATTTCCGGTCTAGCTACGGTTGCCACTACCGGTGCGTATTCGGATTTGGTCGGTGCCCCAGCTATCCCAAGCTATCTCGCGCCTCGCGTCGTTACCATGGCGACAACCGCAACTCTAACACCCAATGCGAACAATACCGATGTTGCAGCTATTTCGGCGCAGGCCGGGGCATTGACTATCGCAGCCCCAACGGGCGCTCCGGTTGACGGGCAGGCCCTTATCATCCGCATTCGAGATAACGGGAATATCCGCGCCCTGACATGGAATGCGGCCTATACCGCCTTTACACCGGAGAACCTTCGTACGGCTACGGTTGTCGGTAAAACCTTCCTGTTCCAGTTCATCTATAGCCTCGCAGAAACTCAGTGGCAGCTTATCCATAGCAACTCAGCAGTGGGGCTTTATAACTGATGCCGGGATTTCCTGTCGTTATCGCAACCAATGGTATCGGCCTGCCAGTGCGGCCAACCGCTGTTAATGCGCCGGTCATGTCCATAGCAGCGAACGGGTTTGGCGCTCCTATTGTTCTCGATAACAAGGGCTCTCCGTTCATTGTTGAGGGCTTCACGCCGGTTAGCTGGAATTTCCAGCCTATAACTATGACAGCGGGAACGAACGGGCAGCATGTCGGGTATTCAACCGGAGCCGCTACCCTTCCCCAGCCTGCTTTCGGCTCCATCAGCGCACAGCCAACGGCTGCAACAACGCTTCTATCGTTCTATAACGATACGGCAAGTGGGCGATATCTTGCAGTATTCCAAGGGAACTACCTTCTCGCGCTGCAAGGTCTAAAGATCACCATCGGCGGCTTTCCCATCACTTCGTATGAGACTGAGTTGATCAGCGGCAATACGTGGGTTCGGTTTGCGGCAGGCGTTGGAAACTTAACCCCTGCCGCAGTCTATGAATTGGCTTTCGGTTTTTAGGGGGTCGGGTTGGCGCGTCAAAGCATAGACATTACAGGTCCGGGGCCGCACGTTATCTTCACTCCGGGAGCTAACGAGCATTTCCTTGCACGTGAACTGTTCCTGACGTTCTCCCATGCCTCTGCGACAAGCCTGCGTGTCTGGTTCTGGTCGGCAAGCAATCTCGTGGCAGGCCCGTACTACGTGACCGATGGCGGGCAGATCAGGTACAAAAGTTCCGAGAGTGCGAACACGTATAAATACGGCCCCGGTGAGGCATTCGAGATTACGCTTGATCCGGGCCTGTCTGCCGCTGGCGCTGTTGATTTCGAGATTGGATCAGCATGAAAACGGGATGGAGCGTTACAAACCTATCTAAGGGAAGGCCGGGGTCTAGCGGAGACGGCGCAAGTGTATCTGTTGGGTCAGTAACGACTGGCGCGCCCGGTTCTAGTGTCTCTATAACCAACACCGGCACAAGCGAAGATGCAGTACTAAACTTCACCATTCCTCGCGGAAATTCGGGGTCTAACGGCGCGAATGGGAGCAATGGGAGCGCCGCTACAATCGCCGTAGGATCGACCACGACAGGCGCGGCTGGGTCACCGGCATCCGTTACGAACGTTGGTACATCCAGCGCCGCTACGCTAGATTTCATCATCCCACGCGGCAATACAGGTTTGACCGGACCGGCAGGCCCAGCCCTTGTCTCTGCTCCGACTGTGGTGACGCCCACCTTCGGCACGGCTTACGCGGCATCTGTCCCGACGAAGCCCAGCTTTATCAGCGCGATGATCGACACGGCTTATACAGTGACAGTGATTGGCACACAGGCCGACACCGTAGAACTGCGCATTGGCCCTGTTCAGGCTCAGGTGGCAGCAGGAACGGGCGGTACGGCAGTTGCGACATTCCGTGCATCCGTGACGGGAATTGCATTGGTTATCGGCTTGGGCATAGGGCAACGCAATCAGTTGTCAGCTTGGGTTCCTACGGGGTGGTTCTGGGCGCTTCGTCGCGTCTCAGGGACGACAGCAACAATTACATCAGCAACGGATCAGGCACTAGGATAATGGAAAAACATTCGCTCTCAGACGGCGAAAAGCTCCGCGCGATTGGACTGTGGGTTGGGATACGGATCGGCATTATCGCGGCGGCTATCGGAATTGCCAAGGTCGCGTGGAGGTTCGTATGACCCGGTACAGATCAGTTCCGGGCGGGTTCCTAAATCTCGATACGAATGAAATAGAGCCAATCGTCTATCGCACTTACGATGACCGAAACCCAGCCCCGCGACCGCGTATCAACACCAGTGACGATCAAGAGCCGCTGATGAGCATGGCAGACGGCCAGATGTACACTTCCAAAGCCAAAATGCGGGAGAGCTACAAGCCGGGTGGAAATCCTCAAGGCGCGACCTTTGTGGAGGTTGGAGATGACCAGTCTTACAAGAAACAGGCGCAGGCCAACCGCAAACCCGATGAGAACCTGATCCGCGAAGCTACCGAACGCGCCTTTGCTGACCTGACCGCTGGCCGACTTGGTGAATAATCTAACCCTCCTCTCAGACAGGAAACACAATGAACGATCTTAACGCAGAAGTGCCGTCCACCGTAATTGACGTTGATGCGCCCGCCCCAGGTGCTGCTGATTATCGTCCCGAGCCTATCACTCCTGAAGTGGCCGAGGTTGAAAAGCCCATGTCCCTTGAGGACGCGGTTAAGCAGGCCGCTGCTGAGACGAAGGACAACGCCGATAAGGACCCAAAGGCCAAAGAAGAGCCTAAGCCAAAGGCCAAGGCTGAGGAACCAAAGCCGGAGAAACTCACTCCCGAGCGTGGAGAGAATGGGAAATTCGCTGCCAAGCCAAAGGCAGAAACAGAACCAGCCGTCGCTGAGGAGCAGGCGGCAGGTGCGGAAGTAGAGCAGGGGCGTGACGAACCTCGTCCGTCTGAGGGCCGGGATATCACCCGCGCTCCTGCTCACTTCTTGCCACGCGCCAAAGAGGCGTGGGCATTGACTAATGATGATGTGCGATCGGAAGTTTACCGCATGAAGGAGAATTACGAAAAGGGCCTTGAGGAAGGCCGAGAAGCTATGGAGTACCGCAAGGAGCTTCGTGAGTTCGATGACCTTGCCAAGGGAGCAGGTACGACAGTTAAGGCCGCGCTTGCGAATTATGTGGCTATCGACAACCAGCTTAAAAACGATCCAGTCGGCGGCATCGAGCGCATTCTAAAGTCTCTGGGCATTACCCCAGAGCAGTACGCGCAGCATGTTCTCAGCGCACCCCAGCGGCCAAAGGCCGACCCCGCAGTTTCGCAACTTCAGCAGACGGTTCAGCAGCTAAGCCAGCAGCTTCAGCATCAGCAGCAAATGTCTCAGGCCGAGCAGCAGCGGCAGGCTGTCCAGAACGTTGAGAACACGCTGTTCAATGAGGTTCGCGAAAAGCATCCCCGCTTCGATGAGCTTCGGTCGGATATTGCGTTTTTCTGGAACAGTGATAAACTATCGTCCATTGCTGATGAACGACAGAGGTTGTTCGCTGCTACCGATATGGCCGAACGGATAAACCCCGTTGGCAACAATGCCCAGCATGAGCCGCTAAACCCGGCGCAGAATGTCCAGAGGCCGATAAACCCGGCTGGCACAAAATCCGTAAAAGGCAGTTTGACGTATGGGGCGGAAGTCCCGCGCAAGTCTGCCAAAGTGTCACTCGATGAGGCGCTAAAACTGGCGGCAAGGTCCGTCAATGGTTAGCCTCTAAACCCTAAGGGAATGTTACATGCCCATTAATCCGGTGCGTGCGTATCAGCAGACCCTCTCTGCAACTCTGGCATACTACAAGCCTGGCATTGAGGAACTCGTCTACAACTCCAACGTGGTTTTCAATACCGTCAAGGAAAAGGGCAACTACCGCTCTTTTGACGGCCCGGAAATCCGCCATCACCTTCAGTTTGCCAAGCAGGGCACTCAGTGGGCGACGGGCTATGACTTCCTCGAAAACCCGCCTATTGAACTGTTCAACGACGCTGTGTTCCAGCCCAGCGCCATCTATGCCCCGATCAGCTTTACCGGTACTGAAATTCGCGCCAATACCGGCGATCGAATGATCCCGCTCATTCGCTCTTATGTGCAGGCTGCTACCGAAAGCCTGAATGACGGCCTCGAAGTTGCTATCAACGGCAACGGCACCGCCTTCAATGGCCGTGACATGATTGGTCTGGGCGCTGCCCTTCCTACTGTCGTTAATACCGGAACCTATGGCGGTATCTCCCGCACTATCCCGGAATGGCAGACGACTTCTTGGGACGCTAACTCTGCTTTCCCGACTATCGGTACTCAGGTCACATCGACCACGATCCAGCCGATGCTCCGAGAAATCATTGGTCGTCGTACCAAGGGCAATCGCTCCGCTGACCTTCTGGTTATGTCTCAGGAGCATTTCAGCGCTCTTGAAGCCTCGATGGTTGCACACCAGCGCATTGTGAACCAGACGCGCCTTGGCGCTATCGGGTTCTCGGCTCTGGAGTTCATCGGTTCGGGTCGCCGTGCTGATGCGGTTCTGGCTTCGGGCATTCGGTCGTCCATGCCAGCCAATACGACCTATGGTCTCGAAAGCCGTTCGCTGTTCGTCTACTACCGCGATGAATTCGCCTTTGATCGTCTGTTCGAAGGTGACGGCCAGATGCCTCTCAACCAGGATGCGCTGGCTCAGTTCATCGGCTGGGAAGGTCAGTTTGTTCTGGGCAACCCCCAGTACAGCTTCCGCTTCTATGACAGCAACCCGGCAGCGTAAGGAGAAAATAACATGGCATACCCTTTCCGCATCACTCCTTCTCTCGGCCCTGACGTTACGCAGAAGTTTGCCCCTCAGGCGTTCTATGACGGGGCCAACGCCATCGGCGCTCCATCCTATCAGCTTGGTTCGGTAGTTCGTGGCGTTGATGGTGGTGAATACTTCTGGGTTGTGGCAACCGCTGACATTGCGGCTACTGCAACTACCGGTACTCAGGTCGTGATGACCCCGGCAACCAAGTCCATTGCAACTGGCGCGGGTGGTTTCTACACCCCTCCCGGCCTTGCGATTTTGACTGGTGAAGCCGTCCACGTTCGGCGTGGGGCGTTTAACGCCAACCCAACCTAAGACAAAGGGGCCGGGGTTCGCTCCGGCCTTTCTCTTATCTCAGACATAAGGAACAATAAATGCAGACCGCTGAACAGGCAGGCATGACGCCTATCTTTTACGTCGCCCAGACCGAGGACGTTCTTGCTTCTCGTGAGGCTGGCCGTCCCATTTTCGTTGATGAGGAGCGCATCGAATATCGCTTCGCGGGCAACCGGAATTTCAACTTCCACGATCTTGCCCATGGTTTCCATGAGGAAAAGAACGGTGAAGTCATCACCCATGCGATGCGCTTCCCAGACCATTACAAGAAGTTCAAGGAAACGGGCGGCAATGAGGCCAAGGGTACGCCACTTCAGAACCTGCCGGGTCTAACCGCTGTCCAGCTTTCGACGCTCAAGGCGCTGTCCATCTTCAGCATTGAAAACCTCGCCAGCCTTGAAGGCCAGAACATCAAGAACCTTGGGCCGCAGGGTCACGCGCTGAAACAGTCGGCGCAGAAGTATCTTGCCGCTGCGGGTGGCCGTGTGGATATGAAGGACGTTCTTGCCCAGCTTGCAGCCCTACAGTCTCGGAATGATGAGCTTGCCCGCATGGTTGAGGCTGGCCGTCCTACGCCGATTGGCTCTGAGCCCGAGCAGTTCGTTCCCAGCTATGTTGAGGATCTTGCCCCGGTGGATGTATATGACGGGCTGACCGACGCAGAGCTAAAGGATAAGATTGAGGCCATTACCGATACGCGCCCCAAGGGCAACCCATCTCGGCAGACGCTTCTTAGCATCCTAAGCGACCTTACGCCTAGCGAGGCATAATGAACATTATCCAAATCGTGCAGGCAGCCAGCCTTTCAATTGACGTAGAGCGCCCTCAAACGCTCTACTCAAGCACTGATCGCACGGCTTTGGAACTGATCGATACCGTCAACACAGCGGCGCTGCAAATCCTTGACGATTATGATTGGCAGCGCCTTATCAGAACGGCAACAATCAACGGGGATGGCGCACTAACGGCGTTCCCGCTTCCGTCCGACTATAGCCGCATGGTCAAGGACGCCTCGCTCATTGGTCCTAACTGGCGGTTTTATCCGGCCCAGCAAATGCAGGACTTCAACCATTGGCTTGAATTGATCGACTACCCGGTTGCCACATGGGAACAGCGCTGGATGGTGTTTGGCGGAAACCTCAACATCATGCCGATCATGCCGCTCAACACTCCGCTATCCTACGGGTATATCTCAACAAGCATTGTCGTCGGCGCTGATCCATCGACGTTCACCGCTGACACCGACACGTTTGTTCTTGATGATGAATTGCTAAGGCTCGGCATCATCTGGAATTGGAAGGATAGCAAGGGTTACGATTTCTCTACCGACCTCGCCAAGTATCAGGAGCGCTTGGAAAAGCAGCGTTTCCGCGATGTTGGATCAAGGCAGACGATAATCTCTGGCGGTCGCCGTGGCCGGTACACTATCCCTGGAGCCTTCGCATGAGCCTCGGCAACAGGCTCTCGCGAGCAAGCCAACGACAGCCGCGACCGCAGATTATCCCCAAGCCCTTGCCTGCCCCCGTTGGCGGGCTTGTTACGTCTCAGAACATCGGCGCTATGGAGCCGGGGACCGCTATCGTTCTCAGCAATTGGCGTCCGACCCGAACCGGGATTTCCGTTCGTGGTGGCAACAGACTGCATGCCACGCTAGGCGATCCGGTCGAAAGCCTGATGAGCTATGTTGGCGCAACGCGGTCTATCTTTGCCGGGGCAGGTGGCAATATCACCGACATAACGACCCCGGCTGATCCTGATGTTCCTCCTGCCCCCGCTGTAACCGGCCAGACCAGCAATTACTACTCGTTCATTAATTTCCCGGTGACGGGCGGCAACTACATGCCTGCTGTGAACGGGACGGATGATCTTGCGCTATACGATGGAACAAGCTGGCAGGCGGTGAATGCCGCATCTACTCCCATCGCCATTACCGGCGTCGATACCTCGAACATCATCCATATCAATGCATACCGCAACCGCATCTACATGGTTGAGACCAGCAGCCTGAACGTTTGGTATCTCCCTGTCGATAGCGTCGGGGGGGCTGCCCAGGTATTGTCTCTGGCGGGCGTTTTTACCAAGGGCGGCGTTATCACGTTCACCGCAACATGGTCCAGCGAGAGCGGCGCTGCTTCAATGCAGGCTTACCTTGTCGTCATGTCCAGCGAGGGCGAGGCGGCTGTGTTCTCCGGCGCATTCCCTGAGAGTGACGATTGGGGGTTGGTCAACGTCTATGACATTTCCCGGCCCCTCGGCAAGAACGGCTGGTTCAGGGCTGGCGGCGATATCGTTGTTGCTACCGAAATGGGGTTGGTTCCAGTTTCCGCTGCTCGATACAAAGACCCCGGCGCTTTGGGCATGGATGCAATATCGGTCAAGATTGAGCCGACATGGAAGCGGGCTGCGCAAGAACGCGCTACGCTGCCATGGGAGGTCGCCAAGTGGGACGATAAAGACGCATTCTACGTCAACACCCCTGCCACTGAAAATCAGGAGCCAATGACCATTGTTGGCAATCTGAAAACGGGCTCAATCTCAACCTATACCGGATGGGATAATCGCTGCTTTGCCATCCATACGCGCCAAATGTATTTCGGCTGCAATGATGGGACTGTCCGGCTGGCAGAAGTCGGCGGTTCGGATAATGGCATGCCGTACAATGCCCAAGCCGCGTTCGCGTGGGATCATCTGGGCTCCCCCGGCTGGACTAAATCAATCAAGCAAGCGCAGGCTATCTGGAACACGACGCGCCCGTTTGCTTTCAGGCTCAGCGCCTCGACCGACTATAAGCAAGAGTTCCCGATTTCTCCGAATGTCGAGCCCGATAATACGGCAAGCTCGCTCTATGATGAAGGGCTTTGGGACGTAGCGCAATTCGATAACGGCACGGTTCAGTACAACGTCCGCTCGCGTCAGCTTTCGATTAGCAGGACAGGCTTGGTGTTCTCCATGGAGGTTCAGGTTCCGGTCAACGGTGTCAACACGCCAGAGATTGAGCTTGTCTCTGTTTATCACACGACTGTTCCGGGGGGGTACGGTGTCTGAAATCGTTTGTGGCGATCCGGTAATTGATAAGTGGGTGGCTCATAACCTCGGCATCCGTCCGTGGTCCGAGAGCTACTCAATCGCCAATGTTAAGGACAGGCGTATCCTTGGTGCCAGCGTACTCCACAATTGGTATCCAGAAACCGGCGTCATCGAAATTACCAGCTACGGCGAAACACCGTCATGGATGAGCCGCAAAATGATCCAGACGGTGTTTGGCTACGCATTCGACATTCTGGGGTGTCAGCTTATCGCGCTGCGTATCTCGGAGCATAATGATCGTATGCTGAACATTGCTCGCAGATTGGGCTTCAATCTCTATACAATCCCGCGCCTTCGCGGTAGGGTAGAGGATGAAGTGATTGCCACGTTAACCGACGATGATTGGCTGAAAAGCCGGTATAGGAGCCAATAGATGGGCAAAGGCGCACCAGCAGCCCCCGATCCGGTAAATACGATCAACCAGCAAACAGCCTCCAACCGCGATACGGCTATTTCGCAGGCCGGTCTCAATGCTGTGAACCAAATCACGCCAAACGGAACCCTGGCATATGACCAGATTGGCACATGGGCTGATGGTACACCGCGATTTCAGGCCACGCAGTCGCTTTCCGCAGCGGGTCAGCAGCTACAGAACACCGGTCAACAAACAACACAGAACCTTGCTAACGTGGCTCAGCAGCAGTCTGCTCGGTTGGGTGGCTTGCTCAATCGGGACTTGGATTTCTCCGGCCTTCCCGGCGCGGGTTCGGTTTCTGCCGCTCCCCAGCTTCAGACCTCGCTTGGCTCAAATGATTTTTCGGGTGATCGCCAGCGCGTTGAGGAGGGGCTATTCTCGCGGCTCAATCCGCAGATCGATCAGCAGCGCCAGCAGTTTGAAACGTCCTTGGTCAATCGTGGCATCCGCCCCGGAACCACAGCTTACGACCAGCAGATGGGGCGGTTTCAGCAGGGCGTTAACGATCAGCGCACATCCATCCTGTTGCAGGGCGGTCAGGAACAATCGCGCTTGCAGGGTATGGCGCTCAACGCCGGTAACTTCGCCAATTCGGCTCTACAGCAGCAGTACGGCAACGCTAACAACCAGTTCAACCAGCAGAACGCGCTACGCCAGCAATCCATGAACGAATTGCTCACACAGCGTCAGCTCCCATTGAATGAAATCCTCGCTCTATCGGGCCAATCTCAGGTCCAGCAGCCGCAGTTCGGTCAGACACCTCAAACCGGAGTTGCAGGTACAGACGTTGCTGGAATTCAGCAGGCTGGGTATCAGAACGCTATGCAGGGTTACAACGCTGGTCAACAGCAGCTTGGCGGTCTGTTCTCGGCTGGCGCTTCGCTGATCCCGCTCCTTTCCGACCGTCGCACCAAAACCGACATTAAGCCGGTTGGAAAGCTCGACAACGGACTGACGGTCTATAGTTATCGCTATATCGATGGCGGCGGCTATCAGATCGGCCTTCTCGCTGATGAGGTGAAGGAAATGCACCCCGGTGCGGTTGTAACCGGTAACGATGGCTTTGACCGCGTTCTTTATCTGGAGGCAGTAGCTTAATGGCAACCGCTCCGTTCCAATGGCTGGGAAATCAGGCCATCTCCTCGCCAGAGCAAGCCGCTCGTAAACGCGCCATTGCTGATGCTCTTATCGGTCAGTCTGCTACTCCCGGC